AGTCCAGCCCGAACTGCTGCTCCGAGAGATACTCACCGATGCTCCACGCGGCGTAGACCAGCGGGGAGAGGCCGACGGGGAGACCGGCGACCGGGAACTGCCGCTCGTGCCACACCTTGTCGGCGGCGTACTCCTTACCGTCGATCTTGTACAGAGGTTCGATCATCCCCTTGCGCTGGATGACCGTGCAGGCGCGGATCGGGGCGAGGTCGATGCGGGACGGCAGGCCCAGTGCGTTGACCTCGGTGATCAGCCCGATCGCGTTGCCGGCGCTGTCCAAATCGTGCTGCGTGGCCCACATCCAGTGCTTGTACGGCCAGCGCCTACCGCCGGGGCTGACCAGCACGGGCGGGCGGGGCCAGGAGACCGGGACGCCCTCGACGTCGCGGTACACGCCGAGCGGGAAGCTGCTCATCAGGTCCGCCCGCAGGCGCAGGCAGGCCCAGACGGCGCTGTGCCGCATCGCGGTGTCCTGGTTGACCAGGATCGAGCCCTGCCGCGACATGCCGCGCGGCGGGATCGCACCCTCGGGCGTGACGCCCTGGAAGTCTCGACGCTGGCCACCCAGCCACCGCGGCCACCTCATCGCTCTGTCCGTGTCCACTTGCGCAACGCGGTCAACGGGCAGGAGGCCACATGTTCCTCACGGACACCCTCGCCCATCAGCGCACGTCCGGGACCGGGCGGAACGGCGCGGCGTGGACGTCGCGGCGCTGCTGTGCGTCGGCCCGGTAGTCGTCGGTCGCGGCGAGTGGGACGATCAGGCCGCCGAGGGCGACGGCGCGACGTACGGCGTTCTCCGCGTCGAGGAAGGTTTCGACGATCGCGCCCGTGTTTGACAAGACCAGGAACACGGGTGTACCGCTCGATCCACCGTCCGCCATGCGCACAGCGTAGACCCCGACGTGGTGCGCACACTGCTGGTCATGACCGCCCGGGCGGTCGGGCGGGGCCGCGACATCACCGAACGGGTCGAGATCGAGTGGAGGCAATCGTGAGCTACGCGATCAACTTCGTCTGCACGGATAAGGGGCAGCACCCTCGTTGCATCATCCGCTCCGGTTACACGGCCGACGACATGCCCGACGGTCACGTCCACGTCTGGCTCTGTCCCCGATGCGGCCGCGCGCCCCAGGTCAGGCTCGACCGTTGGCCCGGCGTGGCCGCAGGGCTGGAAGCCGCGGGAATCACCGAGGTTGACATCAGCAAGTTGCCGTTCTAGGGAACATGCCGGCTGCAGCATCCTAGACCCCGCGTCAGCCCAGCGAGCCCCGGATGTCGTAACCGGAGCCCGGCCAGTCGACCTTGACACCACCCCACCAGGCGGCCGTGATCGCCCGGAGCGGGTCGGTCGGGCCGCCCAGGTCGAACTCCCAGAGCGCCGCACCGGACATCCGCTTGACCACGGAGGCGACCGCCCGGTTGAGCTCCGCCTGACCCAGATGCCAGAGCCCGACCGGGGTGTACTCCGTGTCGTCGTCGAGGATGACCGGCTCCTCCAAGGGCTCGCCGGACGCGTCCAGCACCCGGGCCGAGGCCGCGCACATCTCGCGCAGGCTGGGCTTGAACAGCGGCATCGTGTGCCCGGCGCGGTCCATCAGGGCCAATGTCTCGTCGATGACGCTCGACTCCTGACCGGCCGGGTTGATCGTGATCGCGCAGACCTCCCACGACTCGATCAGCTCCATCAGCCGGGCCGGCACCCAGTCCACCCCGGGCCGGCGGTCGATCAGCTCGCCGTGCACGTCGCCGTCCTCACGTAGTGCGGCGAGCCCGATCGACGAGTAGGAGCGGGTCTGCGTGCTCGCCACGCCGAGCGCGATCGGGTCCAGCGGGCGGCTGTTCGGGTCGTGCCGGTCGGTCCAGGCCCGCTCGCCGATGACTAGCCAGCGCGGGGTGCTCGCCTTGGGTGCCCAGCCGAGATACTCGGCCTCGAAGTCGATCAGGCGGCCGTCCTCGCGGAAGTGGTCGTAGTCCTCGCGGACGGTGCGTTCGCTGACGGTGCCCGACCCCATCGCGGGCAGACAGGACCACCAGGTGGTCGGGTCGCCGGGGTCGAGGCCCTCCTCCGCGCTGAACTCGAAGTAGGCGACACCCTCACGGATCCCGGCCTCCACCCGGGCGCGGCCCGCCGTCATCGCGGCCCGCAGCGGCTTCCACTCGTCCGGCATCACCCGCGACAGGCCCGGCACCATTGAGCACTTCCACAGCTGCCGCCAGGGCCGGGTCATCATGGCCGGACGGACGCCGAGCTCCGCGCGGTTGGTCTTGTGGCTCCAGTACTCGTCGAGGATCGCGAGGTCGAGGGTGTCGCCCGTGCCGGCCGTGAGCGCGGTGGCGGAACCGGGTGTCCAGATGGAGCCGTTGGCCCACGTGAACGCCTCCTTGTTCTGGGTCAGCGTGGCCGTGAACTGGTTGCGGGTGTACCGGCTGGCCAGCAGGCGGGCCAGGTGCACGCGGCGCCACTTGACCCGCGCGTCGTCGGCGGTCTGGGCCAGGAAGAGCACCCGCTGCGGGCCCGGGGGCGGGATCCGTATCCCGTATTCGCGGGATACCCAGGCGGCGAGGTCGGCCGTGAAGCCCATGCACCGGTGGGTCATCAGCGGCAGCGTCGTGAAGGTCTTGCCGGTCGCCTGGCGCGGCCCGACGAAGACGACCTCCGGGTAGGCGAGGTAGCCGGTCTCCGGGTTGATCTCCAGGGCCACGTCGAGCATGTTGCGCTGGTGCGGCATGAGCGGGGTGCCCAGTGCGCGGGCGACCTCGGCGACGCGGGGACCGAGGGTGGCGCGCTCCGGGCTGCGTGGGGTGCCGTAGCGGGGCGGGCAGCCGCCGCGGGCAACGCGTTTGGCAGCGGCCAGCGTGGTCACGAGTCGACCTGATGGATCGTCGCGCCATAGGTGACACCCCGCGTCACCCGATACTCGGCGGCCAGCGCGAGCGCCTTGCGCCGAGCCGCCCGCTCCGACCAGGCGAAAGCGCTGTCCAGATGCGCGGTGAAGTCCCGGCCGTTGTCGAGGACCGCTCGGTAGCGCAGCCAGCCGCGCCAGCGGTGCCAGGCCCGATAGGGAGCGCGTGAGACCCGTACCTCGATGAGTTGGATCACGAGAGTCGGCCTCGGCAATTCGGACACCAGGTACGGTAGCCGTTCGCGTCATAGATGATCCAGGCCGGGCGGGAGCCGTCCGGGCAGGCGCACCAGCGCTCGGCCGCGCGACGACGGCGCCACCAGGAGAGGTTCAGGCGGCCGAGTTGCGCCGGCCAGCCGCTCACCAGTCAACCTCGTAGACCTCGGCCCAGGCGCCCATCCTCGCGCCGTTCGTACCGGCCCGTCGCACGCCCGGTCGCCTCGGCAACCCCCGGCGGAAGGGGTCGAGGGATGCGCGGGATGTCGGCCACCTCTTCCCAGCGGCCCTCGTACCGTTCGGGCAGGGCCTTGCCGGGGGCGGCGCGCAGCACGATGTAGCGCGGGTTATGGAACCAGTCGACCTCGCTCGGCGGAGCCGGCTCGAGCCAGGAGTCCCCGAAGCGCTGGCGCGGCGCCAGTCCAGCGGCGTAGCGCTGGAAGGCCTCGGTGAACTCGACGCCGCTCATGCGCGCAGACCCCATGAGGGCAGCCTAACGACTGGTGACGAAGTTGAGGACGACCACGATGGCGACGATCAGGGCCGTGGCCACGCCGAGCGCCGCGTAGATCCCGGTCCGGTTGCCCAGCGCGCCCTTGGCGTACTGCTCGACGGCCGTAACCCTGGTGGTCAACTCGGTCATCCGCTCAGTGTCCCGCTGGCGGGCCGCGTCGTACTCGGCCCGCGTGAGCAGTAAGGCGACCTGGGTGGCCATCTCCTGGATCCGGTCGGTGGACCGGGCGATGATCGCCTCGGCCTCACTACGCGGCATGGCCCGCTGCGACACGTCGTTGAGCGACCCGCGCCACTCGTTGGCGATGTCGGCCCGCTTCTCGGCCGCGACCTGCGCGACCGTGACCGCCTTCTCCGCCGAGGACAGCGCGGCGGCCACGGCCCGGTCGGCGGAGGCCAGCGCGGCGGCCATGGCGGTCGTCTGCGCATTGAAGGCGAGATCGACCGCCCGGCGGTCCCGCTCGGCGGTCTCCCGGATCTCGGCGCGCAGCATGTCGAGCTGGCGGATGAAGTGCGTGTGCAGCGTGTCGGTCGTCCAGCCCGACACGGAGGCCTCGGTCTCACCGCTCACCGCGTGATGATGGCAGATTCAGCGCTCGGTCGTGACGACCCAGGACGTGTCGGCCGGCGGCTTGACGGCACCACGGAACGAGGTGCGTTGGTCTTCGTCCGTGCCCACCTCACGGACCAGGTACGGGTCGTTGCCCGGCCCGTGGCTCGGGGCGTAGGGACGGAGTGGCGTGTCGTACGTCAGGCCGTCGATGCCGCCCGTCGTACGCAGCCGGCGGCACCGGCATGTAGTGCGCGACACTGATCACGGACTCTGGGTGGTACGAGTCGGGCGTGCGGATCGTAATGACCAGGGTCAGCCCGTGGCTGCCCTGCCCGCGGTCGATGTCCCGCAACTCGAAGCGCCAGCCGTCCTTGTAGCGGAGTTGCCCGAGCAACCCGGCCAGCGCCTGCGGATACGGCGCCACTTGGCGCATCGGGTGCGTGTCCACGGTCTCGGTCATCCGGGTACTCCCTCCGTACTCGGGGTGCCCAGCGTGGCAGCCCAGTCGGCGGCCTCGTCGTCGGCGCCGCGGTCACGCTTGGCCAGGTCGGTCAGCACGGTGCGCAGCTCCTGCGCCAGGCGCGCCGTTGTGGCCGGATTCGCGCTGGCCCCGTGCGCATCGATCGCCTCGGCGAGGTAGCTGGCCAGCGCGCGCAGGCTGGCGTGCACGCCACCCGGGGTCACGGGCATGGCGGCGAGGTCGGCCGACACGGCAGCCACCATCGACGTGCGGGGTAGCGCAGCCCGTTGGGCGTACGCCTCGATACCAGCGTCGGGCCAGCCCTGCCCACCCGTCCGCGGCTCGCTGTGCGGTACGCCGAGCTCGGGGTGACGCTCGCGGTAGTGCCCGAGCGCCATACCCACGACCACGGGTACATCGTGCTCGGGCAGCGAGCCACGACCGAAGTCGTCGGCACGGTAGACCCGGTATGCGCACGCCACTTCGGGGCAACGCCACACCACATAGGGCGGGGGGGTGCCGCCGACGTCTACCCACCGCGGGTCGGTTTCGTCGGCCCCCCGGTGGGTAGGATGGCTCGCCCCCGGGGGTGGGTCGGCAGAGGTGCGCACCGGTGCCTCCGTTCTCGGGGGTCCAACCGCCCACGCCGCGGTGGGACGGTACCCGGTAATGGGTGACCCACCAGGCGAACGGTAAGGCGGGACTCACCCGACCATGCTCGCACGGCAGAGCGTGGCGAGGATGGGTGTCACGCTCCGTGCATGGGTGACGGTGGGTAGTGGGTTGCCATGGGTGTTGG